AAAATATTGCAAAGCTCATTTGCTGGAGAGTCTACTATTGATAATTCAACTAAAGAATAATCTTTAATAAATCTAACGCTTTGTCCTGTAGACTTGTTAACCTCTGTGTCTGAATCTATAATCTTTCCGCCAATTGAAAATCCTGTTAATGTTCCGTCAAGAACTTTTTCCCAGGTATCCTGTGCGCCTTTTGAAATGTATGCGTCAACATATACTCCGTTATAAAACTCTTTTGTTTTTGGATCGTAATATGTTTCTGGTCTAAATGATGCAACCTTACCGACAGCTAAAGGCTGATGCATTTCTCTTAGATTTCCACGAAAACCTTCGAAAGCTTTCATGCTCGCTTCCTGCGTAACAACATCACCAGTCTGATCTAGGTTGTCTAATGTAGCAAAACCTGAGACTGTTCTTTTTTCTCTGTTGACCTTCGTAAACGGAACTGATAAATTAATAACATTTCCGTTAGAAGACCAATGGGATTTTTCAATGGTCATATGTGTATATTATAGATTTCTATATATCAAAAGGCAAATAACAGTTGAGTAAGACTACTCGACTTGTCTGCCGTCGCCTTTTGCATTTCGGCCTTCCCCAGAGGTATCTGGGGAATTTGCAGATCTTTCTTGGTCCCTAGTTCTGGTTTGCATTGCCTGAGCCTTTGCTTCTGCTGCCTGGGCTTGAAGATCTACGACCTCATCGCCACCTTCTCTAGGAACTAATCCCATTCTAATTCTAACCTCATTTGGTGTAATTACCTGGAATCTTAAATATCTTTCATCAATTTTTGACTGAGTATCATCATCATTAAGGGCCAACTGATTAAATTTAATTGTTAAAGCGTCTGTCTTTTCTTCAATAATCTTATTTAATTTCTTTTCTAAATTAGCCTGGGCAGGGCCACAAACCTGCTCCCTGAATGTTTTATCTGCGTCTCTAGCGACTGCTAAATTAACTCCAGCAGGGGTTCCTATTTTATTTATAGGAACTCTATGAGAAATTAATATTTCGTCCCTATTTGAAATTCTGTAAGTATTAAATGACCCATCTTGAACTCCAGATTCAATTGGCTCCATTTTAAATTCAGTTTTTGAATCAGCAGAGTCTGGGGGCAAAGGAATATAAAGAGATCTATGATTTTTACCTCTTAAGCCTACCTGGAAAAACTCTAAAAGTTTTCTTTCTGATTCACCCGAAAGCTTTGCGCCCTTGACTGTAATAAGATATCTTGGCACCGCCTTGTTTTCAAAATAATCTAGGTTGTACTTTCCAGCAAATTCATTTCCAGCCATTGCGTTTTGAGATGCAATAATGTCTGGTATTCCATAATAATTATTTGTTGGAGTGTACTTCTTTAAATGAATAATTTCATTAGGGCGATCTGTTGCACTTGTAATTGGATTAGGAGTCTCTTGATCTCCAAAGTTCCTAAAAAACACTGCCTTTCCATATAGCAACTGCATATATCCATCACGCAATCTTCTTACACGCATTGTTTTAGCAGGTATATGTCCAATATATCCTATATCGCCTCTTGTTGTTCTTCCAATCTCGATGTATCCATTTCCTGTAGATTCTAAATCTGTATACACCTTAATAAGAGTTTCAGTAAATGTTTCTTCTTCGTTTACTGACTCAAGCCACTCATTTAAATCTTGTCTAATTCTATTTAGCTTTTTTCTAGCTCTTGCAAGCTGCTTTTCATCTTCTATGTTGTCTAACGCATCATTTGCTCTTTTTGATTCTACAAACTGATAACCAAGTCCAACGATGTTGGACACCTTTGCATTTATGGCAGCGTAGTTGTATGGAGAAATTTCATAAATTCTTGAAAGATATTCTAGGTTATATGGTGGCTCGATCAAGTCAAACATAGCATAGCCAGTTACTGCTTGCTGTAATAGATTTTGCTGAGTAGCAGTTCCATCCACACCTACAAATCTTTTTTGCAGGTCACGATTCATCTTTCTTCTGAATGTAGGTCCTAATCCAGATATCTTAGATATGTCTTCGCCCTCCACCTTAAATGGATCATTGCTGATGGTGTTCTTTGGGCTATTGTACTTAACCCAATCAGCCGCATTAGAAATTTCTATTTCGCTGATCGAGTTTTCTTCATCATCAATAAACTCCATTATTTCCCACCCTTTAACTTTTTCATTTCATCCTTATAGTTTCCTATATCCAACGGATCTGGAGTAAGTCCCCATTTTAATCTTTGTTTTTGATACTCAAACTCTTCGTCGTCAATTTTTCTACTGCCTTCTAAAAACTTAGGCTTTCCTTCTTCAATTCCATAATGTCTTACTGCTTTAGCCAGCATTTCAATCTTTTGTCTATTATCTTTACGTGATGCCACCGACAAGAAGTTTCCCTCATCGTCTCCGATCCAGCGTCCGTCTGGCATCTCCCAGACATAAACACCAATTGTGGTTTCGCCTTCTTTGACCTTATAGCTAGTTTTGATATCCATATACACATCATTTTACCACTAATGACAGCCTAAGTCCAGCCTTTTGTCACACAAAATGACGCTGAGCTAATTTGATATACGTACCCAGTCTGGAGAATATGTGTACACATCTAGTTCTGTCATGGTGATGTCCGAATCCTCTACTATTAAAGAGTTATTGCCCATATAAAGTTGATAGTTATTTATTGGATCAGCATCACTATTTGAATATATGGTTATATTTTTGTAGGTATTATTGTCTAAAAGCCCGCTCCAGGATCCAGACTGATACTTTACATTAAACCAGGTGTCTCCCGTAATCTCTGAATTGAATTTGATAAATATATGATTTGAATCATTTATATTGATATAAGAAGATATGTTTGTAGCCCCTGTGGCGTCCTGTCCATTTATGTATAGCTCAGATATCCCAGACTTGGAGATAGAGCCTCCAGAGGCCCAGGAAAGGCTGTATTCGGTGCCCTCAGTCATGTTGTATACCAAGTATCCCGCAGACAAAGATTTAGGTGTAAATATAAATTCTAAATCTAAAATTGAATTAATTGTAGTTAATTTAAACCCTGCTGATTTACAAACTATGCCATCATTTTTGGCTCTTGCAAGAACTGGGTGTTCTAAATTAGATAGGTCTATATCTCCAGATAATTGATTAGAAGATATATATCCAGTTCCATTGTGTGCAAATAATTTCTTCTCTTGATAAAAAAACAAACTTAAATAATGTAGTTCTGGAGTATACTCTGTTGAATCAGAAGAATCAAACTGCACCTTAACATATATTATTTTTTTATTATTTGGGTTTGGAATAGAAGATCCATTCTCACACTGAGTCCAGGTTATTTCATCAGTTGAAACAAAGACAGACACTCCCTCTCCGCCCAGCCATTCTATTTTTGAAGACACATAATTTTTTCTTATTGATAAAGAAACTGCTTCTACGAATTCTCCAGATAATTTCCCTGGCTTTAAATAGATAGTGTTTTTAATTTCATCATAAGCCAATTCCGCACTTGAAAAGTAATCCCATCCTTTTGATAACGGAAACATAAACTTATCTGCTTCTGGCTGATGTTTCTCTGTTGATTTAAATATAACTCCAGAGTTTAAAGAAGCAATCTGTGATGGTGTAACAGTTGACGATTTAAAGTAATGATTTTTAATTTGATTTATACTTAATGCATACCTGTATACTGCTGGTGCATCTATAACAAAACTTTCACCAGCAGAACATGGCCCAGAAGAAAGTAAAATTGAATTATTGGAAAATCTAAAATTATTTAGTTTTTTAGACCTAACAAGAACTCCGTCTATGTATAAAGATATTAATTGCTTTTTATATACTGCAACAATGTGCATAGTTTTATTTGTATTAGGCAGGGTATAAGAAATTTTTTCTGAGCCAACTGAAAAAACAATATTTCCCTGATCCCAATAAATCCCTAAGTCGTTAGATGTTCCTAAAATTTTTGTAAAAGAGTTTATTGACTTTGGGTATATCCATGCCTCTAAAGAAAAATCGTTGTCCGAAGTTTTTGTTGTCCCAAAAGCTTCTGATGAGTTATTCCCATAATAGTCTTTTGTTATTGGAAAATTGATATAAGATGTGCTAGTTATTGTTGTTCCAGAAACTCCTTGAGGAATCAATGGAAATATCTTTTCATCTACAAAATTGTTATACTCAGCGTGATTTCCGCATCCAGAATAATCATACGCCACATTGCCCACACTCTCATCAAGCTTCCAGAAACCTAGTGGGCTGTCCTTAAAAATTGAAGTATAGTAGGACATGATTTTATTATATCAGAAGCTTTACTTTTTGCTGAATATCTTTTTGAAAAAATGAATAAAGCTCAGGGCAGCTTTTTCTATTTTCACCTCAGTAGAAGTATGTTCTTCTTGATAGTGTTTGCTATGGAAATAAGGATTTTTCATTTGATTTGAAAAATGCCTTCTTGGATGCCTTTGATATGGTGACATAACTATATTATACCAATTTTATCCGTTTAACACGATATCCGATCCAGTTGTTTTTAAAAACCTTTCTGGATCAAATCTCCAATTATCTTTGGCAAAAGAGGTGGCTATTTTGGCACATGCCTTATCGTATACATCCTTTTCTAGAAAAGGTTTTAAATCATTTAAGGCTTCCGCAACATCATAGTAATTTTGTCTTAAAAAAGTTGGATCCCCCGCCTGATTTCTTTTAAACACCTTTTGATTTATTCTTCCAGATGGCTCATATAATGTTACTGTCAAGTACTGTCTAGCAAAACCCCAGTCCTTATACATATTGTATGCTTCAGATGCATCTATTGCATTGTCATAGAATATGATAGTTCTTACTGGGGACTCACCATCTCTAGATATTGTTAGCATATAAGATGTTGCCTTTTTAGAGGAAACATCATTAAGATAGCTAGAAACAACATCGACATGTTCTTGCTTTAACTGTCCAGCAGCTGTCATGGCGACTCAAATCTAGAGTACCACTTGTAGTCTTGGTAAGGAATAACTGTAGAGTCAACCCACCAATCTTCATGGCCAATTTTACAAACTAATGAATAGCCGAGGCTATCTAAAATTTCTCTCTGTGCATCTCTCAAAGAAGCATTTTTATAATGAATTATAAACTCATGCTCGAAAGAAATGACAGTGAATCTATAATGATTTAGTGGCAAAGCAATTAAACCTAAAAGCGGTTGTCCTATCGGATGCTGAGGTCTCCCCCCTCTGTCCATTGGACTCTCTATATCAATTTGAAGATAATCTATTTGTTTTGGAAAATTATTTTCTTCAAAATACTTTAGGTAATTAAATTTAGTTGCGTCTTCTACTAGGCATGGATTGGATCTAACCGAGTTATAGTTTTTAGCATGCTGTTCGTTTAAGTCGAACCCTAGTCCTTTCCATCCGTAATCTTTTTCCATTCTATAAGTAGTATTTCCCTTAATGGGGTCTGCTGAACCCATTTCAACATAGTATCCATCCCTCTTATAATTCAGGATGTCTAGTGCAAATGAGTCCGAAGAACTTATAAAGTTTCTTTTATCTATAAATTGTTCCATCTGATTCCTCTATTCCATCAAACAGTTCCTTGCTTAGAACTGCAGGTTTATCTTTAGATCCTTTAACAAACATTGTAGATATATATCTATAATTATTACTTTTAACTGGCAGCGTTCCATGTAATATGTTTCCACCATGAATCAACATGGACCTTGCTTTTGGCTTATGTATTAGATTTAGTTCTGGATACTCTATCTCTCCGCCCTCGTAATCATCATTATAATATATAACAAGACCGTATCTTATATGATAATCTTCATCGTATTTCCAATAATCCCTGTGTGTGCCTAAAAAATCATCTTTAGTGTATCTGGCAATATTTATTCCAGTAATCTCTAAAAACGAATCAAAAATCTTTTTACATTTAACATTTATGCCATCGTAAAGATTATCATTTAGTTCATGAACCATTGGATCTATTATTTTGCCATCCCAAAAATTAAACTCGTATGCATTCTTATCCATTGCATACCAGTAACTTTCATCTAGTAACTTTATCTGGTCTAGAATAAGAGACTGTTCTTTTTCTGTTATAAAATTTTCAACCTCATAAATGTCTGGTAAAAGTTTATTTATATTCATGATTATCCTGTTACATCATCATGAGTTTTACTAACAATTTCATTCCAAATGTCTTTGTGTCTTTGATCTAAAAATTCTTCAAACTCTTCTACGCCCATAGAGTTTTTATCATTGTAGTATTCTTCTGTTCCGTCCTGCCAATATTTCCAATAACTTCTAATTATGTACTTAGTTCCGTTTTCAACAATTTTTACTCCATGATAGACGGGGTGCTTGGATGGGAAAATTATTGCATCTCCCTTTGATGGTTTGTACGATATTCTGTGTAAAACTTTTGAATAGTCTTCTTCGAATACCTTAAAACATATTTCTCCACCATCATAATTATCATTTAGGTAAAACACAGAAGTTGTTTCAAATTTCATGCCTGGCTCGTAATCTCTTTCTAGCTGATAATCAGTATGATAATTCATGGCCTGGGTTCCAGAAACACCAGACATTTCATTATAGTAACACAAATCTGGGCTACCAAACTCCCAATTATCTAAAACTATTCCTTGAGACTCAGTATATTTTTTTGTTATGTAATAAAAAGAATCGGTAAATTCTTGAAGTGATTTGTTTTTAGAAGACTCAAGCGTTATTTTTTCAGACCATTCTAAATCAGACGGAAATTTTTCAACACTAGATCCTCCTATAGGAAGATAAATTTTTTCTCCGAAAGAATACCATTGCATCCATTGATTAGAAAATTCTTCACCCCTTAGATAATTTATTAAATCATCACTTTGAGTTAGTATGTTTTTAAAAACCCAAATTTTAGGGTG